ATATCCTTGTAACTGGGCCACTCCATGTCTAGGTACTCTCTGGCAAGTTCTTTTAAACCATGACTTTCCTTCGTGCTATTACGAACGTATGACTTAAGCATTGTGTCCTGCACAAGTTGCTCTGCCTTGATGTTTACACCCCATCCTTTAAGCTGTCTAGCGTCAAATTTGATGTTGTGCCCAATTATTTTATGAACGGAAAGAAGAGCGCACAAGTCAGGACGTAGAACGCTATAATAGTGCACAGCCAGAGGGCTGTCCATAATACCAATCCCAACGAAGTTACCTCGTTCATCTGTCTCAACATCCACGATAATAGTTTCAGCATAAACTGCTCCTTCTGGGTTCACGCGTAGCGTTACCCCAAACCTGTCTGGACCGTACTCTACCATTTAGACCTTCTCCCATATTACGTCTAAGTTCCATTCTTTACGTCCATCGAACAGCTGCTTTAGCAGTTCATAAGCGCGACCCGTAGAAATCTCGCCACTCTCATACGTCCGAAGGATACGTTTTCCTACTTCGAACTGAGACACGCTGAATTCGTCTATCTTAATTATCATTGCACCATATCTCCATTATAACCTCTAAGAAAGCCAGTGTCACATGTACGATAATAACAAAAGTAAGGTAGAGGCTGCCTAAGACGAACAGAATGTTGCCCCAAAACAGCAGCTGCAACGTTTTTAGTACTTTGTTCATTTCACTACCTCTAGTTCCTTAACTGTCCCACAAGCCGTGTCTGTGTCGTGGGCAACTTTTAGATGGTTGCCTTGCTTTAACCACAAAATGAAGCAATAGGTCGCAATTTTGAGTAAGTCTTTCTCTCTCTGGAAGTTCTTGAACCTCAAAACGTATTTAGTCATGGTGCCTAGCACCCAGTCATACTCTGTAGGCCCGCCAAAGATAGACGAAATTACATCAGTAGCTTCTCGGTCCTCAAAACCTTGTAAAGCGTACTTTGAACCTCCATGAGAAAACTGGTCCTCAATCAGAGTAGCAAACTTCTTGAAGTTCTCAGCTTTCACTTTTGCTGTTGTGCCATAGGTCATTAGAGCACCTCTTTGATAGCAAGAATAGCGTACACGATAGCCGCTCCAATAAGCACTCCAAGGCAGTACTCTGTTACGGCTTGTGCGAGAAGTAGTTCGTTCATTTTAGTCTCCTTGTGCTTTTCCGCTTCCTGAGCAATAGCTACACTCGATTATCGCTGGGTGTTCAATGACCCACACCAAGACGCTGCCTGTTCCTGCACAGTGAGGGCACACAGCTTTAAGTTTAGATATCGCCATTGGCTGCCCTCTTCTCAAGTTCGTATGGCATCACGTAAAGTTGGAAGAACACCTGCCAAGCAAGCTCTTTAGCTCTCTGCTTTCCCCTAGTGCCTTCTACAACTCTGACACAAGCATAGAGCCTATCCGCAGTAGTCCATCTAGGACTTAACTTCCATTGGTCCACCAGTTCCTTGTAGAACACGTAGCAAAGGTCGCCTGGGATAGTCAAGTCAGGCTCGTCTCGATGGTCCTGCGTCACAAATGGCACGTTAGTCCTCCTTTAATGACTTGATCGCTTCTTTGATTTCTCTGAGCAGTTTTAGAAATTCGATTTGGTACGGAGTCATCTGCTTCGCGTCATTAATGTCCATGTTACTGCCCTTTAGCTCCTGTAAGAGCTTTGATGTACTCAGGGTCTTTTGGCACCTTCTTCTGCACTTCGCCATTGGAGGATACGAACCAGATTGACGCAGGAGCAGACAACTTTGCAATCTCAGCTTTCAAGTCAGCCACTTCTTTGCGATTCTTTTCGATGAGACGCTCTTCGTAGCTCTTGCCAATCTTGATCTCAAGGATAGCGGCATCCACAGTGTGACCATGATGGTTCGTATCGTAACGGTAGCCGGACTTAATTGAGAATCGCTTAGAGTCGTACCATCGGACTTCTGCGCCGATGTTCGTTGTTAAACGATGTTCCATGTCATCTCCTGGCTTGCCATCCTGCCCTTTCACTCCTGGGTCGCCTTTGTCTCCCTTGCTTCCATCTTTGCCATCTGCACCGTTCGTTCCGTTAGTACCATTAGAGCCTGGGAGACCGTCTTTTCCAGTAGCTCCATCCGTGCCATCAGTTCCGTTAGTTCCATTAGCACCTGTCTCTCCTTGAGGCCCTTGAGGACCGATTTCGCCTTGTGGACCTTGTGGCCCCATAGGACCCTCTGGACCCGCAGGACCTTGAGGACCGACTACAACGATAGGGTCGTCAGAGCACCCCTGACCGTTGCCGTTGCCGTTTCCACAATTTGCGTACACGTTTGCACTAAGTCCAAGAACCAACAAGCTAATTAAAGTTTTCATCGCTCCTCCTAGAGCCACAGGCTAGAAAATGGAGCCAGTAGTATTTCTTTTGCCTCGCATTCTTTACCATAAGAACAAACTCTTAATTTGAAATGCGACTAACTTTGGTATACCATACAGTATGTGAGGCAATTTCCAAAAAACCCACTTTTTCCTATTATTCCAATTTTTATTAACATAAGCTGCTGCTTGCTTATGCGTATACAGAATTCCATCTTCTTCTATAGTAGAGATGCTAAAGTAATGAGGAGCGTCTTTGCGTCTAACAACTGGTCTCCACATCCACCACCTTGTGTAGCCTCTTTCTATTCCTACTCCTTCACTCCTCATATCACCAGATGCGTCGTATAAGAAATGACAATTCTGCATCCCTTCTTTTTTGTCAATTTCCCATTTGGCCATCAAATCCTCTTTGTCTATTGGCGTAAGTTTGACATGCTTGTCAGGGACACCTTCTTCAATTGCTGGACTCCACATTTCAATCCCGTAAGCACTAAACTCTTTTACTACCTCTCTAGCCTCTGCTAAGATTTCGTCACAATACCTGTAACTCATTGCTTGTGCCAAATACCCACGTAATGCCATATTAGCGTCCTCCTCGAAAAACCACTGCGTCCAGCATGTGACTAATGATGATGGCTTCTTCAGGCGTAATAGCCATGAACAACACTTCTTTCTTGTCTCTAGACAGCTGAAGATAAATCGTATCACATTCAGGACAGCCGATTTTCTTATGGTCTATTACTGTGCCAACGGCGATGAAAGTGTCACCTTTTGTTGACCGTCTTACCTCTCGGATACCTTTACGGATCATAGTATTACTCCCGCGCACACATGGCCTATCTGCTGCGCCAGTCTCTCTTCTTCAGCGGCTGTCACCTTGACCTTGGACTTGTAGAACGCAAAGAACACATGAGCAATCTCGTGGAAGAACGTGTCTATTGTGTCCATACGCGTTCTATTCTTGCTGAGGTTAATGAAGATGTCGGCCTTCTCATTGTTGCTGAACGTCTGTCCGTACAGACCTTTTTCTTCGATGGTTCGAGGGGCTCGATACTCGATATGAATATTTTTAGTTATCATAGCGTCACTCCCTCCGCATTTTCCATGTCCTTGAATGTCGCCGTAAACTTGTCAAACTCTACTCCCACTACTGTAATAGGCCCATATCTGTTCTTTGCAAGCTCAGTATAAAGACATCGAATGGGACTATCAGGTTCTTCTGAAAGGACGCTAAGGAGCAGCACAACCCCACTCTCTTCCTCAATCGTGCCACTCTCTTTAAGGTCACTGAGCATCGGTCTGACTTCCTTGCCTGTTTTGAGGTCTTTAAGAAGCCTTCTAACCTGACTAAGCGCAAGAACAGCACAGCCAAGTTCTCTCGCAATGTCTTTAAGTCCCCTGACAAATTTAGAAACATTGGCTCTCGCTCCATCGGTTTCTCCTCCAATATGCTGAATGTGGTCGTAGATAAGAAGATCAGGTCTTACATCCCTTGCAACTCTTTGGACTTGTCCGATGTCAGGTGAGCATGAGTCACACAAAGCAAGTCGTATTCCAAATCCTTTAAGCTCCTCATAAGCTGCGTCAAGTCTCTTTCTGTCGTCATCCGTAAATGTGCCAGTCGTGAACTTATCTCCTGGTAATCCTGATAGAACTTGAAGGAGTCTGTCATAGGTGGAGTCAATAGACATTTCGGAAGTGAAGAATAAAATGCGCTTGCCCTCTCTTGCCAGTCTAGCAGTGATGCTAATAGCGATTGAAGTTTTGCCGACTCCTGGTCGAGCGGCAATCGTAAAGATTTCTCCTCGTCTGAGCCCCCATGTATGCTTGTCAATGACGCTGAGACCGATGGCCATTTCAGGCTTTGGGAAACTGGCACGGCTAAGAAGCCGCTCTTTGTGCTCGTCGAGTCCGTCATTAGGGGAGCTGTATTGAAGAGGGACTTTGAGACCCTCTTGAACAGCCCAGACTTGTGCGTTTCCGAACACTTTTTCGACAATCCTTTCGTGGTCGTCTTTCCTATCGTTCCTTCCGAGCGCATGTTTGCTAAGAGCCGCAATGGTATCTTCACGGCTAAGTCCTGCTTTCTTATAGTGAACTGCCAATGCGAAGTCCGATTCGCTTCTGGACGCGTAGACTGTATTGGTGAGGACTTGACTGGGAGGTGGCGTACCAGGAACATTCGCACACATTCCAATTCGTGCCAGAATACTGTTTCGATGGTACGGGAGACTTGGTACGTCGATGAATCGGCTGACTCTCCAATCAGCTTTATCCCCTTTTGTGCTGACTGTTCCCAGTAACTTAACCAACCTTGCAGAGTCAAATGTTGCATCGAGCTTTACCCCCTCTTGAAGAACTTTGCGAAGCTCTTCTTCAAACGCTTTAAAGCCGCTCTCAAAGGTTTTAAAGTCATTTGTAATAGGACTTGGCAATCGGTAAATAACAAGGGCACCGTTCCCACTTGTGGCAAGGTAGCCCCCTGGATAGAGCTGCAATACACGCCTAGCTCCAAGAAGAGCTGATTGCATTTGGCCCACTGACGCAGCCGTACCGCGTTCTCTATTAGGGTCAATATCTGCTGTGACCGTGTTAAATTCACACACAGTACCATCTTCTTTCCTAGAGGCGCGTCCAATAAAACAATTTCCCCTTCCATTGTGCCTCCTTGCCCATTCAACAACTTCTTTTTCCCCTTTGACAATACTTCGATCTTCAACTCTTTGAGCTATTGTGTCAATACATCGAAGGTCGCTATAGCTGCCGCTGTCACCATGACCAAGTAAACGGTACAGTTGCCGCACATGAGGTTCCAAAAAGTTCAATCTGTGCTCCTTGTTTTATTAGGCGTTGCCAATCCAGTGTAACACGAAAGCTCACTTTGTCAAGACCTAACTTTTGTCAAAACAAGCCAGAACCACCTATAATGTACGGTGCAAGATACGTTTGTTCAGCTTGTAAAACAATCTGAAGCTTACTTCGTCCTGATGTATTAATAGGCATGTACTCTATACAGTCTCTTCGTGCTTGGTGAGCATGAAACTCGCCATAAGTGCAAAAGTCTCTAGAACAAAGAGTGCATTTGTGCATTAGGCTTTCTCCTTCTCAGGTTTTTGCCAAGCTCCTGAATGAGAAACGAATTGGTATGGAAGCAAAAGGCTTTTGAACACATCAAAGTAGAACTTTAAATCAGTGTACCACTTGGCTTGCACATACGTCGTTTTCTTGTCAATACGCACAGCCAGGCCATGAGGGATGCGCTGCCACACTTGCTCGTCTGTCCAGCCTTGATTCTCTCCGTACAATTGAGCGTATGCTGCTAGTTGAAGCCCCACAGTGTCGTAGAGTTGATTGGATGTTTTCCAATCGGCAACAAGGAGCTCATTGTCTTTTCTACCTATGAAATCCCAAGTACCTTGAAAGTTGTACCGTTTACTTATTACGGCATCTTCGGGCTCCATTGAAACAGGTGAAAGACCGTAAGTCTTGTACCACTCTCTGAAACTCTCAAAGCACTTCACTTCTTCGAGTGTAGCTTCTATTACAGCACCACCAACCTCTTTATCAGACAAGTATGTTTCAATTAGACTATGCACGTTCGTACCAAACACAGCTGACTCATTCTTGATACGGTTGCACTCAGCTGTGCCATGCTTTCCATACCACGTACACAGACCAGGTTTATCGAGGCAGTTGATTACGGTAGTTACGCTTGGTATTGTAACTCCACCAACTTTTACGGTCTTATGTGCCATCAGAATTCTCCTAACTGGTAAGTGGTCTTGCCACACTCCTCACAAACATCGTGCATCTTCTCGTCACAACCAGGAGTTCACTTTAAGATAGTGT